GTTAAATCAGTTATTTTACGTTTTTCATTAGCTTGAAGACTTGAATGTTTTACTTGATCTTGTAATACATTAGATATATCTCTTTGTAGTTTTACTTCATCTTGTTGTAAAGATATTCTACGATTAAGCATTTTATTTATCCTTTCGGATAAAGCTAAATTTTCTTCAGCTCCTTTATTAATCCTTTTTTGGTTTTCTACATCTTTAGGATTAACTTGAGAAGGTGCTGGTCCTGTTTTTTTCTTAGGAGTTTCTCCTTCAGGTTTTTTATCGTCTTCAGCCATGCTAAGTTTTTAAAGTATTATTCGTATATAAATATGAAAAAAATAAAGGTGCTTGCACACCTTTATTATTTACTAAAATTATAAGTTGAAGATGGACTTACATTAGGTCTTTGAATTTGACCATCCCCAATATTAGATTCACCTTGAAGCTTTTTATATTCAGCTTCTTGTTCTTGATGATATTTGTTGAGTGATGCTATATGAAACATTCTCATCCAAATGGGCATGTTGTAAACTTCCGAGTGTATGAAACCACCGCCGCCATGGAACACCAGATCATGGATCTGTCGGAATACAACTTTTCTATAATTCGACGTCAGGCCAAAAAAAGCCGACTCCAATGGGAAGTGTTACTCCTTCTTTTACGTGCCCATTGTCAAATTCGATATCGAATTCTAAGTCTATATCTGGCATAATACCAGTCATATAATTTCTTAATGCTCTTGAATCTTTTGCTAATAAAGCTGTATCAACAAATTCTCTTATTGTTTTCTTTTCACGGTCTCCATCTACAGCAGTAATTATATGTTTCATTCTTGTACTCATATCTGATGATGAATTTTTATTGATTTTTTTTAATCCTTTGATTTCTCTATCAATAGCTAAATCATCTTTATGAGTTAAAAGTTTAAAATTAACATTAATTTTTGATGTTGGTAATTCAAATTCAAAATCATTTGTATTATTTTCAATTAATGATTCATCTATCCATTTATCATCTGCTTCTGTTAAATCTACTGTTACATTTTCTTCTTCTCCATTTGTTGGATTTAACATTTTAAAAGTATATTCTGCTCCATACCCTAAAATTCTAGATGCTATTAATATAGCATTTTTATCTCCTATTAAAAGATCATTATAATCAATATCAGTAACAATAAGTGACTGTAATAATTTATCTATTACTGTACCTGCTTTTATATAATTTTGATTAGTTAGTATATCTTCTTCTCTAGCAGTCATATATTTCATTTCAATGACTCCTTTACTTAATGGAGAATCTTCTGGATACAATAAACCTTTTGAAGGTAATGTAACTTCTTCTGTTGGGAAATTAAATTTTGTTTCTTTTTTTTGTGTTGTTTGTTCCATAACGTTTTTTATTTAATAACTTTTTATGTTCAGATATACATATATGCAAGAAAAAAGAAAGCGCTAAAAATAGCGCTTGTCTTTAAATAATTTAAAAATACTATTAGTAATTTAAGATGGCGTAATCCATTCTAATAGTTAATGAAATTTCAGCTGGTGTGTCTGAAGCCCAATCAAATTCTCCAAAATTTGCTTGAGAACAATAAGCTCCTTTACAAATCCATTCTTCAACAACATCTCCAACAGGACCTAATGCGTTAAATCTAATGTCTTTTTTATAGAAATCAGAATAACCATCTCTACCTGTAACAGATTCATGAGATAATCTAACCCATTCCATTACTGCTTGAGCACCTGATGGTGTTACTGGGTCATAAAGAGTAGCTGTAATATTTTGCCAATCTGCTTTACCTTTAATTTTTCTCTTAATGTTGATATGGTCAAGAGTTACTTCTCCAAACTGAATGTTTGGTCTAGCTACTTTTTTAACTAAGAATGCTGGGATTCCATCGATGTACATTACAAACCTATTTTGTAGTTTAGGTTCGAATGCTGTGAACATCATTTCATTTGTGTTTAATATTGCCATCTTTTTATGTTATTTTATTCTGTTATAAATATAATATTTTTCTTTTTTTATGCAGGGAATGTTGCTCCTGTTGGTAATACATTAAAGTCAAGTACTATAAATTCAGCTGTTTTAGTTGGTTGTAAATAAATAGCACCAATTAATCTATTTCTGTCAATTTCTTCTGGTGTATTATTTGTTTCATCCATTACTACTCTAAATGCATATAATCCTTGTCTTTGTTGTACTGACTCTAAATATGGATTAACTATATTTAAGAATCTATTTCTAGTTTGTACTGTGTTTTGTTCAAATACTAAGTATTTAGAAGAACTTGCTATAAATTTCTTAACTGCAATTAGTAATCTTCTAACATTAATTCTATCAAGAGCTGTTGGACGTGTTTGAAGTGTTTTCTGACCCCAAATACAAACTCCAGTTCTTGGGAATGTTGCTATTGGGTTGATTTTTCCTTCATATAGATTATCTCTGTCTGCTTGATTTAATCTTAATTTAGCTTCTAATACATTTCCTAATACACCTCTATTTAAACCTGCTGGTGCGAACCATTCAGCAGCAATATTATCTGACGCAGCTATTGCACCAGGCACTATAACTGATGGCGGAACAAATACTGGTTTATTAATCGAAGTGTCTAGCACTTTTACCCAAGGATAATATACAGCAGCATAATTACTATCTAAACTTGAAGCTTCATTTACTGCTGTAGTAACTGTTGCATTTAATATATTTAAATCCATTACATAGAAAGTATCTCCTCTAGTTTCAGCCATTGTAGTTGCATGATCTGTTACTGATGAGTGATATTGTTTTATTACTCCTGGTAATGCTAACATGTTAATATCATACTCGTCTTGATTTTCTAATATATCTATTGCTTTTTTATATGCTTTATATCCTACAGCTGATGTTCCACTTAAATCCATACCTTGCATGTTATCAGCTGCAATGTATTCTCCTGTTCTATAAATTGTAGTTGTACTATATCCATCATATCCTCCTTGGAATGGTACTGAGAATTTAAGTTGTGAATTTGTAGGTCCTGAAACTCCTGTTGTATCTATTGAAGCACTTAATCTTCCTGTAAATAATCCTGAATCTGCGTGTCCTGAATGATCTTCTACATTAAAATCACCTGATACGTTTGATTCTAAAGTTTCAGGTAATGGTTTTATAAAGTTTTCATTATCTGGCTCAACATCTGTAAAGTTAAATCCTAAATAAGCTTTAGCATTATAAACTCCTCCAATTGTTTGGTCTGATTTATAAGAAGCTGATGGGAAAACACAATTTGCAGATAATGAAGAAGTTGCTATTGGATTATATACTCCTCTAAATCCTTTTGGTGATAATTTTGGATTATATGCTTTATCATTAACACTTTGAGCTACTTCAACTCTAACAAATGATGAAAGGTTTGGATAATCTCCTTCAGTTATAATTTTATCAAATGTTGTACTATATGTTGCTCTTCTATCTCCAATTACTCTTGAAATAAATTGAGGACTATCTGGATCTAAATTAACATTATTAAATTGTTCTAAAACTAATGGTGTTTTATCTTTATCTCCAAATTTTCTAATTAATACATTAAATTGACTATATTGTTCTACTCCATCTATATCTGCTGGTTCTTTTAATCCTGCTATAGATACTTTATATTCTGAATTTGTATCTGTTCCATCTACTAATGTATGGAATTTAAATAAGTTTTTAACTACACCTCCTCTATATCCTGAAGTTATCCAAGGGGTAGAAGCGTGAGAATATCCTTCAGGAGTTGCTGCAGATCCTGTAAGAGTCATAGCTGCTGATTGAGTAACTAATATTAATTCTCTATCTGCATGTAATCCTCCATATCCTGTAACATCAACTCCTTGAGTAGTTACTGATACTGAACAAGTAGTAGATGGGAAAGTAGTTGAAACATCTAATGTACTTCCTGCTTCATCCGCTGTAACTGTTACTACATTAGAAGCTACAGATGCTGTAAATCCACTTATTGAATTAATAGCAGTCATTGCTGCACTTGCTAATACACTTCCTGATACTCCTATATGTCCTGTATTTTCAGTTACTGCTATTTCTGTGTTAGAACCAGATACATTATA